GTAATGTATTTTGTATATATATAAATATATAAAATTTAAAAAAATAACTTAATTATTTGTATCTTGTTTATTTCGTAGACGAGCTTTAGACTTCTTTTCTTTTCTTATAGCGGAAGGTTTTTTATAGAACTCTCGTTCTCTTAATTCCACCATCAGTTTGGTTTCTTTAACCTTCTTCTTCAATATACCTAATGCTCTGTCTATTGATTGACCTTTACGAACTTTTACGTGAATCAAATGGACTCCTAATCTGTTTCATTATCTGCTTTGTAATTTTTATCTACATAATTAAAAAATTCTTTTTTCTTATCATCTTCTAATTCGTCTGGAGAACTTATTCCAAATTTTTTCATCGCTGATTGGAAAAAAGCTTCATATTCACCTTCTTTAATTGTAGATTCTTTTGTTTCTTCACCAATTGAGTAATACCTACCAAGAATGTTACCCATATCTTCATATAAGGCTCCCATTCTTTGTTGTAAGGTTTTAGCTTCATTGGATATCTTACTAAATTGATTAGAAAGACCTGTTAGTTCTTTCATATTACGATTTACCGTAATCTTATCGAACCAGTCTTCAGTTTCACTTAGTGTGTGTGATTTTGCTTGATTGGCAATCCAACTCATCTTTTCAGCTATTTTTGTTATATTAGATTCACCAAATATTGATTCACCTAATTTATTGTAGCTTGAGATTTCGTTGGTTAGACCGTTAATGTCAACTTTTTCTTCATTAGCATCACCATACTTTTCTTTAACAATTTTAGCTAAACTAATATTGGTATGAAAAGCAGTATCTGATACTACACCACCCAACATTGTTCCACTAAAATTTTCTTTAAGTAAGTTTTTTAGTTTGATATTCTTAGACATATTATGTCCTTTTCTTAATTAATAATTAAATCTTCAATTAACCAGTAAAAATGATTTTTATTTATAGAAACTATTTTCTATACATATAAATATAAACTATCTTAATTTTCTTGTTTTTGAATACCTTCTGAACCCATCCCTAACTTTATTCCAAAGTACTCTTAAAAATTCTTTTTCACCTGAGTGAGCACTTCTAGCTGGGCCAGATACAATAGCTCTTTGTAAATCAAAGGCATCGTATCTTTTTCCCTTAACACCATCCATCATCACTTTAATTGATTGTTGTGATGCTTTTCCTAAAATCTTTGACATCTTAACAATGTCCTTTTCAACTATTTCTCGAGCTTCTGGTGAACTATAAGGTTGTTGTGATGGTGAAGTAATTGGTGCTTCATCCATCTCAGTCATTAATTGTTTGTATATTGATTTTTTACTCATTATGCAATCCTTTTAGGACTACCTTTTTGACCAGATAGAGTTAGAGCTATTTTTTTAAGATTTTTTGTTACCATAGTACCCATTGTCCATTTACCTAACTTGACAGGTTTGTTATTGAGAATGAGATACAACATACCTCTTTCAACTTCAAATTGCATTTTATGTATTTCTTTTTTATCGAAACCACGTATCTCAACATCAATCACGAATCCTACTTTGTCTCTTTTACTTACTTTGAATCCACTCTTCATAAGTTTAGCTGATTTAGGTTTAAGTCCTGCTTTTTGAATAGCTTGAACTATACCCCCCAGTATCGTTTCGACTCCAACATCTTCATTTACAGATTCTTCTTTAACAAAAGATTTACCGTGTCCTGTAAATACTTTACCTAATTCCATACCGTGTGGTAGTTGAATAGATTCTTTTACGGATTCTTTTTTAAAAGCTTCATTTAATACCCTCAATAATTTTTTTGCCATATTTGAATCGTCTTGGTTTATATAATCTGCCTCTTGTGGGTTTTTTACAATCTTTTTTATCTTCATTTTATCTGAAGATGACAACTTCATTGATTTTTGTTTTTCTAAAGTATTATTTGTTCCAACCTCATGAGCACTCATTGTTTTTAAATTGAAAGATACTGTTTTCCATTTACCCATACTCTTCTCTACAGCAATTTCTACACCCTTTTTGTAATAATCTTGAAAGACATCACCTGGTTTTACCATTTCATTTACTGATTCATTTTTTAAAAAAGACATATCCATTTTATGTTTCTTCATTGAAGCGATTGCTTGACTCTTACTCATCTTAAATCTTTTCATCAAGAATTTCAGTAGCTCTTCACCACCGATAGATACAGTTTTTTCATTTATGGATTCTGCTTGGATTGAAACTTCTTTCCAATTGTCAGTATCCTTCATAAACTTATTATGTGCGATTACAGCGGCTCTTTTACTTGTATATGTTTTTATCTTTTTACCATCTACATGCATTGACCACTTTCTACCTTCATTTACGGATTCTTTTATATCTGAAGTTCCTGATAGTTTGTATCCTAATTGTTCACCGTTTGCTTTTCTTGCTTTTTCAAATTTCATTTTTTCTTCACCTTTTAAATCACCACCAAACCCCTCTTCAAATGATTCTGCGGGATTAGTAATGTAATCACGAGACTTACTTACATAATCTTTTGCTAACGTAATCTTATCAGTCCACCAACTTGGTAAGGAATCTTCATTAGACATATTACGAAGTTGATTGATAGTATCCATAGCATCTTTGACTATTAACTTGAGTTTTCTCTCGGCTGATGCTACATCTGTATGACCGTCTTCATTTACGGCTTCTTTTTTCAAACGACTTTTTTCAGCTCTTCCGCGATTCTTAGATTGTGATTCAAATCCCACAATTTTTCCTCCCTTATGTGATGCATCCTTACCATCACCGTTGCCGTAAGTTCCTTTTTTTCTATTATACTGATTTAATTCAGCTCTATACTTTTTAGATTTAGTAGATGAACCGTATTTCTTATACTCTTCTTTATAATCTCGGTCTTCCTTAACCTTATCAGGTAAATCCGTGTGTTTGGTAGAAGCATATTTTTTAGTAGATGATTTTTTCATAGACTTTGCAGCTTTCTTAATTGCTTTAGATACTTCTGAACCCTTTACTTCACCCTTTTTATAAGCGTGAACTAACCCCATAAACCTTTGTTGAGCTTTAGAGGTAGATGGCATTACCTTCCACCGATTCTCTTATATTGTTCTTTAAAGTTAAGTTCTTCATTCTTACTATCTTTTTTAATCTTCTTATCGTCTAACTCGTCACCACTTCTTTTATGGCTATGTTCTTTAAGTTTAACTGGATTAAGATGTTCAACACTTACATTTTCGTAAGTTTTGTTTCCAAATTTTATGTTACAAAATTCTACATTACCATCCTCTGTTAGAGAATGCCAAGTTACTTCACCAACACCTTCGTTTTTATATTTGGGAGACCCCCAAGTTGCGTGGTGAAATCATTGATGTTGTACTGACTTGTTATATGTATCCATTTTATTTATCTCCTAATATACGTTTAGCATATTCGTCTTTTTTAGGTTCTACTTTTCCTCTAACTACATCTAACACAAAATTTATTGTGATATCGTTAGCTACTAAATCTCCACATCTGGCGGTAACTGTTCCTTTTAAACCATCTATAATGATTGAACCAGTTACACCAGCAAATTGTTTAAATAATTCTGTATCTATGTTATGTTTACCTTCGTCTTGTTGCCATTCAGGTACAGTATAAGTTGTGTAAACATAATCTCTATGGTCTGCAGGAAATGAATGTTTTACTGATTCATCTACTATGTAAACCTTATCTACCTTTGTAGTTAACATTTTATACTCACCATATGTATCAGGTAATGTTACATCATACCAACCGTGTTCTTTATCACTTGTATATGTAGGTTCACCTAATAACTTAGTTAACTCTGTTAAGTATTTATCAGCGTCTTCGTTTTTAAAAACGCCTTCATATATACGTAACTTTGGAAGAGGTTCACCAAACTTTCTATCCCAAACGTTTTCTTTAATTAAATTTTTTAATTTAATCATGATACTTTATCCATCAATCGTTTGATTTGTTTTAAAATCTTATTAGTACCTTGAGCATTTTGAAATACACCATAATCTTGTCCAATCTTTACTAATTCATCAAACTGGTCTCTCAAATCATACTTCATCTTCATCCAAGTCTTACTATCAATTTTATTAGATGGTATTACCTTTATACTTTCAGTTACAGATTCGTTATAAACATAAGTATGGTCTTTACCGTCAGGGTCGGCCTTTACGACTTGACCATCACTATGTAATTTTTCCATCTCATCTTTTGTAAATGTTACTGTGTGTTCAGTTACTTGGTGTTTTTCAACAGTATCTTTTAATGTAGGAAGAGGTTCACCAAATTTTCTATCCCAAGCGTGTTCTGTCAACATGCTTTTTGCTATTTTTTTATATGATTTTAAAATGTTCATTATATTATTTAACCTTTTTAGTAAGTTTAAAAACATCTTTCATAAATGTAGTTACGTGTTTTTTATAGGATTCTTTTATTTCTTTTGCTAATTTTTGATTTTCAGGTCGTGGGTCTTTTAAAAAAATTTGTTCTAACTTCATCATTCTATCTCGAAGTTTAGTTTCAGCTTTGACTATTTGTTGAAGTTCTTTTTGAGCTTTAATCTTTTCATCTGGACCTTCAGTTACGGGTTCACACGTACAAGATGTTGTTTCACTACAACCACAAGCATCTTCAGTCATTTTACTATGTTTGATAACTGCATCTTTTAAAGTGGGTAGAGGTTCTCCAAATTTTCTATCCCAAACATTTTCACTAAGCATATCTTTTAATTTTATCACGTGTTTTTCCTTTTAAATTGTTTCAACTTAACTTCCATTTCAATCACATATTTTTTATACATTGATTGTAGTTCTAATACTTGTTTTTTGTAATCAGCGTCACCATCTTTTGTATCTTGAGCTAAATCTTTAATTAACATCTTAAATGTTCGTTTAACACCTTCAATGTTTCTTTCTATATTTTTAAAATAAGAATCAAATCCAGCAAACCCCATCTTAATTTTATCTTCAAATAAATCTAGCTTTGTATCATCAGAAAGTCTCCAATCTTTCCATTTATCCATCATATTTTTATAATTAGCCATCATTAACCCCTCATAATATCGTTAATTATTGATTCTACCTTACAATAATCACCACAGGCTCTACCCATTGGTTGATTTTTATCTACAGATTCATTTACACCAGCTGGGTGCATAAAAGCACCGTGTGTAGATGGATTTGATACGAAATCAAAAGCTATAAGTTCAAAATCTGGTTGAACTTGGGTTACTTGGTCACCATTAGCTTCACTAACAGTCTCTACTGAACCCATACCTCTTGAAGAGATACCTAACTTAATACCCGCTTTAAATAATTCTTTTAATATATTACCACTTGGTGTACCTAATACTTCAACTTCACCTAAGAGGTTATCACCTTCCCAATGCATATCTCTAATATTATGGGATACATTTTGTAGATTAACTACTGAACTCTCTGGATGGTCAAGTTCTCCCATAGCTCTACGTTCTGATATAAATTCTTTTTCATACTTTTTAGCTTCACGTTGTAAAATCTCACGTGGATATACTCTACCATTTTGATTTTTAGCTTCAGCACGTTGTAATATACCACGAACAATTAACTTACCGTTGTTATTTTTCATCGATTCGTTAATCTGCTCTGGTTTTATTTCAAATGGTAAGTAATCTACTATTAAGTTCTTCACATTTAACTCCGTGTTTTAATTATTTCGTTCTTTAGATTTTCTAATCTTTTAATCCACCGATTAATAAAATTTATCGTTTCTATTTTATTTGGCTCTTCACCTTTTACTTTGGTCTCTTCTATAAGCCAACGGCGTTTTAAGTTAGATAGACTTAACAATCTACCTAAAAAGTTAAGTCCATCTTTATTCCAAGATGGGTTCATTGTAAGATTAGTAAAGTTGACCGACTTTATTTGCTAGTTTTACTAATCTTTCACTAATTTTTTTCATTGCATTGTGAGTATTTTTCCAATAGGATGTAGAATCAACCCCTACTTCGTTTTTAAATCTCACATTCATTTTAACAATTTTATCTAATTCAGTTAACTTATCTCGAACTTCTCTCATTGACATACCAATTTTTTGTTTTGGAGTTAGAGACTCGTCATTTCTGTAATCGTGGTATTTACCTTCAGTTACATTTTCAAGTTTCTTATCAACTTGTTTTGCTTTAGAAGCACCGACTCTGTTTACACTTACGATTCCCTTACGACCACCTTTAAGTGCTTTAGCTACTTTCATCAGAGCTTCACCCTTAGAACCAGCATCAACTATAACACTACCCATCTCAGTTTTTACGTGAAATTTTGCTTCAGTTACAGAATCATCATCGTCATCTTTTTTCTTTTTCTTAAATGCATACGGTGTTTTTGGAGGGCCTGCACCACCGTCAAGATTACCAGTTACAGATGCTTCTTCTATTTCTTTTTTAATTAACTCTCTTACTAGAGCTTCTAATTTTTTAAGAGGTATGGACATTTTTTATCTCCTTAACTAATTCATAATATCTCATTAGTGTTAGAACTTGTTTTTCGTTAACTATCTTACCCTTTGTCATATTATCCATTTGATTAACAGCTTCTGTTAATTTTATTTTAGTAATGGTATCATTAACTTTTGGTAAGTGTTTTTTTAATTCTTTTTTAATCTTAGATGATTCAGTAGCAACAAACTCTCGTAAAGAATTTGTATTACTTACGTTATTAATATAATGTTTAAGTAAGTTTTTCTGTGATTCATTTAATGTCTTATACTTTGTATTAAACTTATCAACAAGTATTTGATACGCAAGCAATCTTAAATCTTTATCTGATTTATTATATTCCTTTAAAACGTGTGCCTTGACTTCTTTATTACTAATCTTTTTACTTGTAATGTGTTCTAATACAGTAAATTTAGCATTAACAGTTTGTTCTGGATTAAACGTTTCATCTATGGTTTCTGATTGAAAGGTATTATAAATAGAAGCTAAGAGTTTAAAATTTGAAATACGACCATTGAAAAAATCATCTGATTTATAGTTCTCTTTGATTTCTTTAATCAAGTTATATTTTTCACTACGTAATTTAGAATTACTTAACTTATGCCTTGATTTTAAGACAATATTCATCAAATCATTTGCACGACTTTCAGATTCATAGTGTTTTTCAGAAAGTAGACGATATAATTGGAGTTCTTTACCCAATTCCGTATCCTCGTTAAAATATTTTTTAACAATTTTAACTGATTTAGTACTTTTTCCAGCTAAAACATCAGCTGTTATCTGTCTTGTTAGTAATTCAAAAAGAATACTCGTATTCTTTATCTTAGAATGCTTTAATTTTCGAGCCATTACAAAATACTCCAATATTTAATTATATTTACTCATAAATAAATATAAAGTTAAACAATAATTAGTCATTTGATGTATCTTTAGTTAAAGAAGTTACCTCGTTGTGGTACTCTTCTTCAAGTTCAGATGCTTCTGATATAATTTTTATATCAGTTTTACCAAATTTCATTGATTTTTTCAATTTATCGTAGTGTGATAGAGCTAATGCCTTACCATATTTAGGGGCACCACTTCCACCTTTTTTCTTATCGTGAGCTCCAAGAGGGTCTCTACCTCTTACACCACTATCTTTTCCATATTTATTCGCTTCTTTAGGTCGACCTGCACCTTCAAATCCACCTTCTGGTGCTCCACCTTTATCATCTAATTCGTGACCTGTTCTACCAGCCGCCATATCTGATGGTGTTCCTTGAGCTTCTCCAGTTTTAGCTGGGTCAGTACCTTCAGCTTCTATCTGAGAACGTCTAAATTTATTTTTATAATCAAAAACAATATTATCATCTTCTTTTTTAATATCATCTTCTGTAAAATTAAAGATATTTTTATAAATCCACTCTGAAGAAACCAATCCATCTTGTAACATAGCGGATGCTAATTGTGTTTTATTATTCCACAACTCAATCTTTTCTTGTTCATATATTGTAGATGGGTTAGTTAAACCCAATTCAAAATCAACTAAGTCTGAATCTGTATATCCTTGTGAATATAGGTGAACTATTGCAATCTTTGTTAATTCACTAACAACGATTCGTTGAATTCTTTCAATGGTTCTTGCAAATCTCACATCTTCTGCTGCTAATGTTGCCTTTGAACCAATTTGGTCTTCAAATCCCAAGAAAGCTTTAGGTATTCTTAGAGCAGATAATAATTTATTTTTTAAGTATTCAATATCTTCTGTAGCTTCATATGTTAAACCAGGCATTGACTCAATACTTGTTCCACTATCACCACCTCTAACTGGTAAGAAAAAATCTTCAGTTATGTTTTGCATATTATATTTTAAGTTATAATCACCTGTAGTCTCATCAACAACTGGTGCTTTTTTCATTTTATTAATAACTTGTTGCATATAATTGTCAACTTCATTCGGTGGAATATTACCAATATCTAATTTAAATACTCTTTTTTCAGGAGCTCTCATAATACGATGTATTAACATAGCGTCTTCCATAAGAGTTAATTGTTTATAAATCTTACGAGCACCTTCAATTTGTGATTTACCATAAGGAAGATAATTAGAATCAGAAAGTAATCTGAAGTGAGCTACTTCATAGTTTTCTAATTCTTCTCTTGTTGCTGAACGTTCTGATTTATATCTATGTTCAGATGTAGTTGATTCAATTAAAAATTTTACATACTCTGGGTTTTCAGGGTCTAATCCTTCTACTCTTGAAACGTCATAAACAGACATTGGTACTACATTAGTAACACCATATTTTTCATTAATTTCTAATTTTAAAAAGAAGTCACCATACTTACACATATTACGAATCCAAGGCCATAAATTAAATTCAATATTTAATATATCATAAAATAAATTATGTAGTATTTGTTTTATCTGTTCGTTATCAGATTTAATTTCTAATACTTCACCATATTCTGATTTCATAGTAGACTCATCTGAATATATATCAAGTGCTGAAGAAAGTATAGCATCACTATCCATTGCTTCATAATCTTTAAAAAGATTTAATCTTAACGATTTTGTTAATAGTGAATCTGAGTACCCACTCAATCCTGCACCTGTAAATATTTTTTGATACCTATCAACTAAATTATTTTTTGATATTGATTGTGTACGACTTGTATCGGAAACTTTTAATCGTTTACCACCTACATTTCTTACTATTACGTTAGTAGAAAATAATCTTTGTAATCTACCAAATAGACTTTTATCAGCCATTTTTTACCTCACTTAATTAACCAAGTTAAATCTTCTTGTTTTTTGTTTACTTCCATAGTCCAAGAATCATTTTGGTTATTTTTTGATGTATAAACACCTTGATTTGATGTTATACTATTCATTGCTTTTTTCTGTAATGATATTCCTTCAGCTCTCAATCTAAGAGCTGTTTCTCGTATCCATAATCCCATAGCGTAAGACATTACTAAGTCATCATTGTATCCACTCATCGCTTCTGCCCTACTACCGTTATATATAAATACAAACAACTCATCAATTAATCTTTGCGAATGAACTATTACTGCTTTTTCTCTAAAAAATTCTTCTAATTTAGACACAATTAAAGGTCTTGTCTTAGAAGTTATAGTAAATCCGGGTATGAGTTGTTTTTCAGTTCTATTAATTTTATTATTAATATGTTTTTGTGTATCTACTACTTGTAAATCTTTACTCATATAAAATAAGTTATCATAGTCTCTATCAATTATTTGTTGTATTGATGCCCAACCAATGTTGTTATTCTCAACAACAAGTAATGCATTATTATATTCAGTAGATATATTAACTAAAAGATTACCGTAATCTCTTGTAGACATCCTACCTTTATATTCAGCTACTTGTTCTAAACTTTCTACATCTAACACGTGAAAAGCAGAATAGTCTGTAGCATCTCCTCTACTAACGTCAGCACACACTATATAATCTTTTGTATAATTTGGTGGCTCCCATATCCAAATATTAGAATCAATACCACGTTTTTCCATTGGTTCTTTAACTTGTGTATTTCTATACTCTTCTAAAATTACACCATCAACTACCGATTGACCAGAAGTAATAAAGTCACAATCACACTCTTGAGCCGCTAACGATGGCCCTAATAACCCATCTTGGTCATTTCTCCACTCTTGTTCCCTATCAGGATGTACAGTCCAATGAAGTTTAATAAAATTAAAATCATTCAAATGGTCTTCTGCATCCATCCAAGTTCTATGAAACCAATTTCCAACACCATTTGGTGTGGAAAGTGCAATACATTGTCCACCAGTTGATAGTGTCTGTGACGCTGCCGCCCATATACCATCAATCTTTTCAATAAATGCGGCTTCATCAAGTATTAATAATGATAATGCCTCAGAACGACCAGCTTCTTCTCCACTAGCAACTGCTTTTATTTGAGAACCATTTTTGTATCTCAAACTTAATTTATTATCCTCAACACATTTTTGTTTTAACCAACTTGGTAGATTAGCGTGCATTACACGAACCTTTGTTACCAAGTTTTTTGCTACTTCTTGTTTAGTAGCAATTACTAAAATATTTTTATCTTGATGAAATGTCATCATCCATAAAGAATATCCAGCAGTTAATGTAGATATACCTAATTGACGAGCTTTTAAGATAATATTAAATCTACTCTGTACAAAATCCTCAACCGTTTTTTCTTGAAACGGATAAAGGTGAAATGGTATTTTTCCCCTTATCGGATGTTGTATCAAACAATATTTTTTTAAAAAGTATACTGGGTCAGCAGCACACTTTACATACTCTTGTTTAATTACGTCTTTAAGTTGTCCCTGTGTATTACGTTCCATACTAATATATTACTGCTATTCTTCCACTCCCACTAACTCTCTGAACTCCAATTGGGTAAAGTTCTTTTGCAGTGATATCTCCTGCAGTAATAGATCCACCTCTAATTGGTGTTATTACTGTATTTCCAGCCACTTCTACTATAAATCCTTTAGAGCCAGCTTGTGAACCAGTAGCATAATAATTCGATGCAATGTGATCACTTCCACTAACGGTAACAACACTTTTAAATTGAGCATTGTCTCTACGGTCTAAAGAACCAGTATGACTGGATATATCGGTTCTGCCTACAGAACCAGCTTGTATAGTTGCCATCTATTTTCTCCTGTTTGTTGTTAATCCAACATTTTTTAACATTTTATCAAAGGTGTATTCACCTATTAAATCTTCAAATTTTAAATCTTCAAACGTATCAGATTTAAGAATATTTGATATTAAATCTTCATACATTTCTTCAATCTCTGTAGAATCTTCATCTTTTAAAAGCGAATATTCAACTGCTATATTACGTAGTTCATTTAATAAAGAAATAATTTTTTTTATATTTCTACCAGAAATTATATATATTTTGTTGTCTCTTACCATTAAATAAATATATCAACTTAAAGATTCTTCTAATTTATTTAGATATTCTAAAGCTTCTTTTGCTTTTTCTTTTAATTCGTCACCATCCAAAGACCATTTTTCTTTATCTACCGAATAACCATCAGGTCTGTTTTGTAAAAGATATTCTGGTGTTTTTTGATTTGCAAATTCTACTAATTTTTGTTTTTGGTCTTTTATCCAAGATAATTTGTTTTCTTTTACTTTATTATTTTTCCACTCATCAAACTCACCTTTAATTCTTAATCTATTTTCAAATTTTAATTGACATTCAAAACAATGATTATATATAGCCCAAGTTTTATCATCTAATCTTTTTTTCATCACTACTTTACAAGATGGACAAAACCAAGGCATTCTAGCTTCTTTCATAATATCAGTTAATCTAGCTATTTGATCACCTTTTTTTGTTGTTTTACCAGTATATCCTACTTGTATTTGTTTTTCTGGTGATTCCCCCCTTAAAATTGATTGCATCGCTTTGTTTTGTTTTACATTTTCTTTACTTACTGCCACAATTACTCCTAAAAATTTAATAACCCTAAAATTTGATTGACTGGAGCAAAAGCACCAGTAAACTTGTATATTTTACCTTTGTATTTAAATACAATTCCTTCTGATGGAACTATGGATGATAATCCACCAAT